GTTGATTGACATCGCTGACTTCAGAGATGAAAGAAACCTTAAGGTTAATGCACAAGCAAGGAAATTAATCATTCCACCTGCTTTGCAATTCGTAGCAGATAGGTTGCTAGAAACTCCAGGAAGAGTCGGTACTTCAGATAATGATATTAACGCAATTAGAAATATGGGAATGGTCTCAGAAGGCTATGTTGTGAATCATTACTTGACAGATACTGATGCTTTCTTTATCAAAACTGACGTTCCTAACGGACTTAAACATTTCGTTAGAACACCTGTATCAACCAGCATGGAAGGCGACTTCGAAACTGGTAACGTAAGATATAAGGCTAGAGAACGCTACAGCTTTGGTTTTAGTGACTGGAGAGGTATCTTCGGTTCCCCAGGAGCCTAATTCATTAAATTGAATAATTAAAGGGGTCTTCGGACCCCTTTTCTTTTTGTAGTCTATGATATACAATCAGAGAACTAGGATTATTAACTTGTTCTATCGACTGACCTAGCAGACAAGCCGAGACAATAGAACTTATTTCCGAGGAGGAAATTATGGCAAATTCAACTTTTTCAGGTCCAGTCAGGTCCGAAGGTGGTTTCGAGGTAATTAACGTTAATGGGACAACCGGTGCAATAACCGACAAGTTCGATATTGATGCTAGTGGTAATGTACTTACAGAGGGTAATGTACACGTTAAAGAAGGTTCTTGGCTAGAAATGCAAGAAGTATCAGGTAGTGTTGGGCCAACAGATGTTATATTTGGTAAAAATGGTTCTGGTGTAGGTACTGATGCAGTTGTATCTAATCCTTTCACTCAAAGTGCTACACAATTATTTCCATTAGGTTCTACTTTAATTTATGGAAGCAAAACTTTTAAGTATGCTTTTTCAGGTGCAGCAATAGCAGCAGGTGCTTTAATACAAAACGCAGCAGCAGTTACTACACATAGAGATTTAACCCCAACAGCAGCATCAGCAGCAGCCACAACTGTCACAGTTACTTTAGGTGGAACAAACGCAGCAACACTTAACCAATATAAAAACGGTTATCTCCATGTAAACGATGTAGCAGGTCAAGGACAATTATTAAAAATTGCTTCTAACCCAGCAGCTAACGCTTCAGCTAGTTGTGTTATAACGCTATTTGATCCAGTTGTAACTGCTATAACAACTTCATCTAAAATTGATTTAATTCAAAATCCTTACATAGATGTGGTTATAGCACCTACAGCAGAAACAGGTTCTGTAGTTGGAGTATCTCCAATAGCTATTGCAGATGACAGATATTTTTGGGCACAAACTAGTGGACCAGCTTCAGTTATTACTGATGGTACTATTGTTCTAGGACATACAGTAAATAGATCAGATAACGCAGCAGGAGCAGTAGAGGCCAAAGCAGATGCCAGTCTTTTACAACACGTTGGTTCTGTAATGGTTGTAAATGGTAATACTGATAACAGTGTTATCATGCTTAATATAAGCAGTCTATAGGAGTAACTTATGGCAGGTAGATTAACAGGCTCAGATGTTCAGGGTAAGTTTATAATTGCCGATGCTCAAGTTTTAGATGCAAATGGTATTTCAGTAGCAGCAGCAGTTGGAAATAATGCAGCACTTACTATAGGTGGTGCGTTAGCTTCTGGCGGTTCTGTTACCAATGTTGGCGGAAGGATTGTAACAATCCTTTCTGCTGGCAACGATGCAGCTAAATCATTTACTGTAGTAGGTACTGATGTAAATGGAGATGATCAAACAGAATCCATAACAGGTGCTAACGCAGGTACAGCTACCGGTTCTAAATACTTTAGAACAATAGCCTCAATAACAGCTGTTGGTAATCCAGCAGGTGATGTTAGCGCAGGTATAAATACAGCAGTTGCAGACGTTATTTTTGCAGGTAGGACTAGGTTGCAAGGTATTAACCTTGTTTGCTCTGGTACGGCAGGCAATGTAGAGTTTGTAAATACTTCTCCAAATGGAAGCAGTTTGTTTAAACTAGGATCTGTAGCATCTGCTACTGTAACTAGAGACATTACTATTCCTGATAATGGATTATTATTTACAGGTGGCTTGTATATTAATTATACAACTGCAACCTTTGGATCTATGACTGCTTTCTATGCATAATGTATCGAAGACAAGCAGCTATACCAAAAACTACTAAAGGTAAAAAAGCCAATTATCGCCCCACAAAAAGTGGGGCCGGTATGACTAAAAAGGGAGTTGCTGCTCATCGTAGAGCAAACCCAGGTTCTAAACTTAAAACTGCTGTAACTGGCAAAGTAAAAGCTGGTAGCAAAGACGCTAAAAGACGTAAGTCTTTCTGCGCTAGATCAGCAGGCCAAATGAAGAAGTTTCCTAAAGCAGCAAAAGATCCAAACTCTAGGCTTAGACAAGCTCGTAAAAGGTGGAAGTGTTAAATGGCTAAAGTAAAAAGTAAAGGTAAAATTTGTCCATCAGGTAAAGCCTGGGCTAAAAGAACCTTTGATGTATATCCCAGCGCTTATGCTAACTTAGCAGCATCTAAGTATTGTAAAGACCCAAACTATGCTAAAAAATCCAAAGCAAAGAAAATGAAGAACGGTGGCCTTGTTGGTGGTGGAAGACAATCTAGACAAGACAGGCAGAGATAATGGCAGGACAACTTGAACAATGGCTAAGAGAAGAGTGGGTTGATATATCACGCAAAAAAAAAGGAAAACATCCTAAGTGTGGTAGAAAAACAGCCGGCAAAGGCAAGTATCCTAAATGTGTTCCAAAAGCCAAAGCTGGTAAAATGACAGCTGCTCAAAAGAAAAGTGCAGTAAGCAGAAAGAGATCAGCAGGCAATGCAGGTCCTAAACCCACCAATGTTAAGACTTTTAAAAATGGTGGAGAAGTAAGAAAAATTGCAAGAGGTTGTGGTAAAGTAATGAATAATAGAAGAAAAGTAACTAAAATTAGCTAATATAATAGGTATTTGCAAATGAAAGGCGTTAAACATTACAAAAGAGATGGCACTGAACACAAAGGCAGTTCCCATAAAATGGCTAATGGTACTTTGCATACAAATAAAGCACACACTAAAACTAGCGTAAAGCTATTTCATTACGGAGCTTTAAGCAAGCTAGCTAAGAAAAAAGCTATGTCCAGAAAATGACAACATCTAGCAGTACAGATTTTGAACCAAACGTAACTGAGTTTATTGAAGAAGCATTTGAAAGATGTGGTCTTGAACTTAGAACTGGTTATGATTTAAAGACAGCGAAAAGATCTATTAACTTAATGTTAGCTGAATGGGCCAACAGAGGTCTTAATCAATGGACTGTTGAGCAGTCAACTCAAACTGTTACAGCTGGTCAAACAGATTACACTCTAACATCTAACATAATTGACATATTAGATTGTTCTATTAGAAGAACAACCAATGGCACTGCGTTAGATTTACAAATGTCCAGGATTAGTAGAAGCGAATATTTAAACATTCCAACTAAGACAACTCAATCTAGACCTTCTCAATTCTTTTTTGATAAATTAATTACACCTGTGTTAAAGATATGGCCAGCTCCTGAAAATAGCACAGATGTAATTGTATTTAATAAATTGGTAAGAATGGACGATGCTGATAAAGCAACCAACACCGTAGACATGCCCTTTAGATTCTATCCATGTTTTGCAGCCGGGCTTGCATATTACATAGCAATCAAGAAAGCTCCAGAAAGAGTGGTTATGTTAAAACAAATGTACGAAGAAGAGTTTGAAAGAGCGCTGTCTCAAGATGAGGATAGATCTTCATTTAGAATAGCTCCATCTTTAAGAAACGGATACTAGCATGGCGTATGCATCAGGCAAAAAAGCAAAAGCTATTTGTGATCGATGTGGATTTGAGTACAAGTTTCATGATTTAAAAGAAGAGTGGAATGGTTTAAAAACATGTCCAACTTGTTTTGAACCAAAACATCCACAATTGAAGCCATTGCCTCATGTAATGGATCCTGAAGCTTTGTATAAGCCAAGACCTAACAATGACATAGAGGCAGGCGAAGGATTTGTTGTTGTTATTTACACAAACATTAAAAAAGGCAATGACATGAGTCTAGATATTGTAGGCTCTAATTTTAATATAGATAAAATGACAGGCTCTCTTGGAGAAGTTACAATAACAGTATGACACTAGCTGAACTAAAAACTCTTATACAGAATTACGTTGAAAACGATGAAACAACCTTTGTTGCTACGTTAAACGATATGATTATAAATACTGAAGAAAGAATCTTTGAGTTAATTCAGTTTGATTTTTTTAGAAAGAATGTTACTGGTAATTTAACTGCTGGAAACACTTACCTTACAACACCTTCAGATTTTAAATTAAGTTTTTCTTTGGCTATTATAGATGGCGATAATGATTACCATTATTTAGACAAAAAACACCCTAGTTTTATGCGTGAGTATTCTAATGATGCAGTTGCTATTTCTGAAAGAGGAAGACCTTTGTATTATGGAGACTTTGACAAAGACCTTTCTACAGCAGTAGACAATGGATCTACTTTAATAGTATCTCCAGTTCCAGACCAAGATTACAGCGTTGAACTTCATTATCTACACAAACCATCAAGTCTAACCTCTCAAACAACAGGAACCTGGATTTCTCAAAATGCTCGTAACGCACTGCTTTATGGTTGTTTAATAGAAGCTTATACCTTTATGAAAGGAGCGCCTGAGATACAGGTATTGTATGAAACAAGATTTGGCCAAGAAATCACAAGATTAAAAAATGAGGCTGAAGCAAGAGGAAGGAGAGATGAGTATAGATACGACTCAGTAAGAACAAACGTTACATAAAAGGAGAGAGAAATGGAACGAATCGAAAGCTTAGAAGGCAAAAGCATTGCTATCGTTGGACTTGGTAAAAGTTGGCACGATTACAATTTAGCAAAATCACACGGAACACACTTTGATGAAGTCTGGGCCATTAACGCAGTTGGCTCTGTAATATTTCACGATCGGACATTTATGATGGATCCAGTTAGTAGGTTCCTAGATACCGATGATGCTGGCGGTCAAACAAGCGGAATGACAGAAGTTTTATTAAACGATGACAAACCTATTTATACTTGTGAGCTTGATGATCGATGCACCAACCTGGTTGAATTTCCAATCAATGAAATACTAGAAGAATTTAATTGTTGTTACATAAACAATACTGTTGCTTACGCAGTTGCTTTTGCTTTGTGGAACAAGGTAGGAACAATGAAAATGTTTGGTGTGGATTTTAGTTACAAGGGAAATTTACATTTTGCAGAATCTGGTAGAGCTTGTGTAGAGTTTTGGTTATCTAAGGCCATGCATAGCGGTGTTCAAGTTGAGGTTGCAAAATCAAGCGGACTTCTTGACACAGATGTTATAGCAGAAGAAAAACTTTATGGATATCACAGACTTGATGACCCATTGGTTGTTATGGGAGATGGAAAAGGTTTTATGACCAGCATGAAAAGAAGTGAGGCTATGAAAGATCAAGATGAGTCAAACCCAGAACCCATATTAATAGATAGAAACGATGGTCATCTTAGACCACCGGAGCCAAAAAAATGGTAGACCAGCTTACACCAAGTGGATTGCCAGATTTAGGAATAATAGAAGTTGCTACTACAAATTACGGAGGACATCCTCCAGAGTTTTGGGCAAAACAATTAACCGATAAAATCGTTGGTTATTCTGATGAAAATGAACAACACATTAAAGACCAAGCTAGGGCTTATAAAGATTTAATTTACAAAGTTTGTTTGATATATATGAAAAATGCTATAAAATCTTATAAAGCGTCTTTGATTCAAGAATTAACTCAAGGAGATGCTCAAGATTTAGCTAAAATAATAAAAGGTATTTAGTATGGCGATTACATCAACACTCACAACAAGTTTTAAAAAAGAACTGCTTACAGCAACACATAATTTTGCTACCAACGGCAACGCTTTTAAACTAGCTTTATACACAAGTTCAGCCACATTAGGCGCAGCTACAGCAGCCTTTACTACTACAGGACAAGCTACTGGAACCAACTACACATCTGGCGGAAATGCTTTAACAAAAGTCGCACCTACCAGCGCTGGTACTACTGGTTTTACAGACTTTGTAGATTTAACTTTTGGTACAGCTACAGTTACTGCTAGAGGTTGTATGATTTATAATGATACAGCTTCAAACGATGCATCTGTCGCAACTATTGATTTTGGTGGAGATAAAACTTCTACAGCAGGAGACTTTACTATTGTATTCCCAGCGGCAGCAGCTTCTACAGCGATTATAAGAATCGCCTAGCCTTAAATGGCTAATATCAACGGTTGGGGTCGAGGAACGTGGGGTCAGCTCACGTTTGGCGAAGCCTTACCAGTCACACTTACAGCTCCAGGCGCAGGAACATCTGCTCTAGGCACCGTTGCAATTGATGCAGAAGCCAATGTAGTACCAGCATCTTTAGTAGGAACAACAGGCGCACCAGTAGCAGGTGTAAATGGTAAGGCTATTGTAGCTGTGCCTGGGATTGTTGCTTCTGTAGGAGCTTTATCGGTTGAAGTAGATGGTGAAGCAAACGTCACGCCAACAGGCCAAGCAGGCACTTCAGCTTTAGGAACTGCAACAACCATTTCAAACAATAATTTATCTGTTACACTTAATGCTGCTACTGGATCTGTTGGGGCCATTGTCCCGGATGCAGAAGCAAACGTTTTTCCATTAGGACAAAGCGCTACAGGATCAGTAGGAACAATTTTAGTGT